GAGATCCTGGCTGAGATCAACCGTGAAGTCATCAGAACCGTCTATAAGGTTGCTGAGCAAGGCGCTGTTTCTAACACCGCTACTGCTGGTATCTTCGACCTGGACATCGACTCCAATGGTCGTTGGTCTGTTGAGAAGTTCAAAGGACTTCTGTTCCAAATCGAGCGCGATGCAAACGCAATTGCACAACGCACTCGTAGAGGAAAGGGCAACATGATTCTGTGTTCCGCAGACGTTGCTTCCGCACTCACCATGGCCGGTGTACTTGATTACACCCCCGCACTCAACGCTAACCTGAACGTTGACGACACTGGTAACACCTTCGCTGGTGTTCTGCAAGGTAAGTATCGTGTATACATCGATCCTTATTCTGCAAACCTCACCTCTGCTAACGCAGCAGGCGGCAACCAGTATTACGTTGTTGGTTATAAGGGTACTTCACCTTATGACGCAGGTCTATTCTACTGCCCATACGTTCCTCTTCAGATGGTTCGTGCAGTTGGAGAGAACACCTTCCAGCCCAAGATTGGCTTTAAGACCCGCTACGGCATGGTCGCAAACCCATTCGCTGAAGGAACCACCGTTGGCGCAGGTCGCCTCAGAGTTAACAGCAACCGCTACTACAGAAGAGTTGCAGTTAAGAACCTCATGTGATTTGATTCACAATCAGTCAAAGACCTCCTTCGGGGGGTCTTTTTTTATTATGTGGATAAATAGTAAAAAACTGTATTAGTAATGGCGACCAGAAAGAAGGCTAAAGAAAGAACAGGAACTCCATTAGAAAACAGAAATTTTCTTTCACCAACAGGATTTAAATTTTCTTTGAAAAGAAGTCCTGGCGCTGCATTCTTTTGCAACCAAGCTAATATTCCGTCTTTAGATCTTGGAGTTGCAACTCAACCATCATATTTAAAAGATATTGATATACCTGGAGATAAAATTCAATTCGGAGATTTAAATATTAGATTCTTGGTTGATGAGGATCTTGTAAATTATATGGAACTTCAGAATTGGATACGTGGTCTTGGATATCCAGAATCGTTAAAAGAATTTAATGATCTGGAAAGTGAAGCAGTTGGATCAATGTATGAAGATGGTGATAACATCTACTCAGATGGAACATTGCAAGTTTTAAGTAGTAATCTTGTGGCAAAGTTTAATGTAAACTTTAAAGATTTGTTCCCAGTTTCATTATCTACTATTACGTTTGATGCCACTGACACAGACATTGATTACTTTACAGCAGAAGCAACTTTCAAGTATACTATATACAACCTCACTGATTTGAACAATAATTCTTTATGATCGATCTTGATAAACTTCAAGAGATGTGGGAGACAGATTCAAAAATTGATAGAGACAATCTACATGATGAATCACTAAATATCCCCTCTCTACATGCAAAATACTTTGAACTTTATAATACACTCTTCCTACTAAGAAAGAAAGCAGAGCAACAAAGAAAAAATATAAGACATGAAAGATATGAATACTTCAGCGGTAAATCTGATCCTGATGTATACATAAAAAATCCTTTTCCTAAAAAAATTAGGGATAAAGATACAATGCAAAAGTATCTTGATGCAGACGACAAACTCTCTACAGTATGTTTAAAGATTGATTACTATGATACGATGCTTGTTTATATTGAAAGTATCTTAAAGCAGATAACTAATAGAACTTATCAAATCAAAAACGCAATAGAATTTATGAGGTTTAATTCGGGACTAGGATAATGGATGAAGAATTCGAGCCAAGTCAAGAATATGACTACTCAGTCAATTTAACTATAGAGGATATTCGTCTCTTACATCACTGTGTTTTGAAAAGAATTGAAAATTGGGAAGGTTCTCCTGCCAGACATCCAACGGAACAAGAACATCTTTGGTACTTAAGAGATTCGTTGTATAGAATGATATTAGAATATAAGTTTGAAAATTTGTAATAAATATTAGCAGATGAATGGACTTATGTGATTGATACATCAGCCAATCTTGTTATATCTAAGTCAAACGAAGTATTTTTAAAAATTAATACAGAACCTCATATTGAATATGAGTTAAGAGATCATTTTAAGTTTGAAGTTCCAAATGCAAAATTTATGCCACAGTATCGTGGTAGGAATTGGAACGGAGAAATTCACTTATATGATATGCGTTCTAAACAGATCTATGTTGGTCTGTTAGATAAGATAGTATCTTTCTGTAAGAACTACGGATACACCTATAGGTTTGAAGATAACAAGTTTTATGGCACCCCATATGAAGAGAACGATGGTATATCGTTAGAGGGTGTCAAGGATTATATGCATTCCATTTGTGCCCATACTCCCAGGAAGTATCAAGTTGAGGGAGTATACGGTGCCCTAAAGCATAATAGAAAACTATTGATATCTCCCACTGCTTCTGGCAAATCGTTGATGATTTATTCTCTCGTAAGATATTACGTTGAGAGAGGGGAAAAAATTCTCTTAGTTGTTCCAACGACATCTCTTGTAGAACAGATGTATAAAGATTTTCTTGATTATGGTTGGGATGCTGATTCATATTGCCACCGTATCTATTCGGGTAGAGAGAAAAGTAATGAAGCTCCAGTAACGATTACAACGTGGCAATCTGTCTATAAATTAGATAGATCTTTCTTTGAGGAGTATGGTGTCATTATAGGTGATGAGGCACATTTATTCAAGTCTAAATCTTTAATTCAGATTATGACAAAGCTTCATCATGCAAAGTATCGTTTTGGATTTACTGGAACCTTGGATGGTACTCAGACACATAAATGGGTTCTTGAGGGATTATTTGGACCATCATATAAAGTAACAAGAACTGATGAATTAATGAGACAAGGACATCTCTCTCAACTTGATATTCAATGCCTTGTACTTAAACACTCACCTCAAAACTTTGAAGTATATGAGGATGAGATACAATATTTAATCAGTCACGAACAACGTAATAGATTCATCAAAAATCTTGCTTTAGATCTTAAGGGAAATACTCTTGTTCTTTTTGCAAGAGTTGAAGCACATGGTGCCATACTCTACGATGAGATAAATAAAAACAAGAGTGAAGACCGTAAGGTATTTTTTGTACATGGTGGAGTAGATGCAGAAGAAAGAGAGCAAGTACGAGAAATAACCGAACAAGAAAACAACGCTATCATTGTTGCTTCTTATGGAACTTTTAGTACAGGTATCAATATTAAAAAACTCCATAATGTTATCTTTGCCTCTCCAAGTAAATCAAGAGTCCGTAATCTTCAAAGTATTGGACGAGTTCTTAGAAAGGGAAAGGACAAAGTAAAGGCAACTTTGTATGATATCTCCGATGATTGCTCCACTAAGTCAAGACGTAATTACACACTTAATCATTTCATAGAAAGAATCAAGACGTATAATGAAGAAAATTTTAACTATGAGATAATCACTATTCAATTAAAAGTATGATAGAAGACGATTTTTACTGTACACTTAAATTAAAATCAGGTGAAGAAATCTTTGCTAAAGTTGCTGCATCTGATGAAGATAATAGAACAATGTTGTTGGTGTCTAATCCAATCGTTGTGTCTGAAGTTAAAGGTAAGTCGGGAATAACGGGATATCGCGTAGAACCCTGGCTAAAAACTACAACTGAAGATATGTTTATTATAAATTTAGATAATATTCTTACAATGTCTGAATCATCTGACATTGAAATGATTATGATGTACCAGGACTATGTACGTAAATCAAATAAAGGTGGTGGAAATATAGAAAATAATTCTAAACTTAATAGGAGAATGGGATATCTAGGAAACACAAGAGACGTTAAAGAAATCTTAGAAAAGATATTCAAGAGTAGCTAATACAATCCCTATCAACCCTCACAAAGGTAATTGTACACAATATTAGACACCTTGTCAAGTTCTCAGTAAGATGATATAATCTATACATAATATGAGATAAACTTATGATACAACCAGGTATGGCCAGAAGAAAAAGATCTGAGCATTATGTGAACAATAAAGAATTGCTTGCTGCTCTCGTTAGTTATCGTAGTGAAGTTGAAAGAACTTTCTTGGTAAAGTATGGTAGAGAACCCACGAAACAAGATAGAGGAACACGTTGGGACACTAAACCTCCCATCCCTCGCTACATTGGGGAGTGTTTCTTGAAGATTGCAAACCATCTATCATTTAAACCAAACTTCGTCAACTACATGTTCAAAGAAGACATGATCTCTGACGGAATTGAGAACTGTGTTCAGTACATACATAACTTTAACCCAGAGAAATCCCAGAATCC